TTACCTCGTATAATAAGATTTGCAGACGATTTATAGTGAGTCTGCTTAGTTCACTTTGCAATACCAGCAGGCTATGAGATGCCCGTGGTACAATAGCTGTAGGACAGCAGGGTCAAGTTCTCTGTTACCTTGTTGGGCTGGGAAGTCGCTTCAGACGGAGTCTGTTCCCCTGAACCGGAAGTTAGCTGCAAACTCATTAGCTGTTTGCCGGGAGTTGGGCCGCCCTTTCAGCAGTGGGGGCTTTCGCATTGGCCCACCCTGGAATGATTCTGATACGCGAGGTTGCGGATGCTCCGGTGATCACGGGTATCTCAAAGCCTGCTGGCCTAAAAATCCACAATGGGGAGGTGAAATTGTGGAACAACTTTACGTTGGCATTGACGTGAGCAGTACCAAACACGCAGCGTACCTGATGAAACCCGATGGAGACAAGTTTTCCAGCTTCCCAATGCAAAACGACCGCAGCGGTGCTAAAATGATTTCAGAGAAAATCGTGTCGGCGCTCACAAAGCTGGGACTGAAAGACGTGGTGATCGGCATGGAAGCCACCTCGATTTATGGAGATAATCTGGTATACGCACTCCGTGAGGATGGCAATCTGGGCCGGTTCCATCGGAAAATCCATGTACTCAATCCCAAACAGGTCAAAAATTTTAAGAAATCCTATCCGGAGCTGCCCAAGAACGACCCTGTGGACGCCTTTGTGATTGCTGACCAGCTTCGCTTTGGACGTATCGGCAAGGAGGTCTACATGGACGATTACCGCTACAAAGCCCTTCAAACCCTTACCAGAGCCAGATTCTACGCCGTTCAAAACCTCACGCGGGAAAAGGAACGGTTTGCAAACTATCTGTTTTTGAAATGCTCTGGTATCGCACAAAGCAAGGACATCCCCAACACCAGCGCCACCACACTTGCTCTCATGGAGCACTTTGAAACGGTGGACGAGCTGGCCAACGCTGATCTGAACGAACTGACAGCCTTTGTAAACAGGGCTGGGCATGGCAGATTTGCTGACCCGGAGGCTACCGCTAAGCTTGTTCAGGCTGCCGCCAGGGGCTCCTATCGTTTGCCCAAAACCGTGAACGATTCGATCAATCAGGTCATGTCTGCCTCCATTGCGGCCATGCGGGCTCTGGAAAGCCAGATCAGGACGTTGGAGAAAGCCATTGAGAAGCAGTTTGAAATCATCCCCAACACGCTTATATCCATCCCTGGCATCGGCAAAGTCTATTCCGCTGGCATCATCGCAGAGATTGGCGATATATGCCGCTTCACCGGACAAGCTTCCGTTGCCAAATATGCCGGTCTTGTCTGGACACAGCACCAGTCCAATGAGTTCGAGGCCGAGGATACTCGCCTGATCAAATCCGGCAACCGCTACCTACGCTACTATCTGCTGGAAGCCGCCAACTCCGTGAGAAGATGCGACTCCGAGTTTCGGCGCTATTACGACCTCAAGTTCAAGGAGGTTAACAAGCACCAGCATAAACGCGCACTCGCTTTAACTGCCAGAAAACTGGTTCGGTTGGTCTTTCGACTGCTGAAGGACAACCGCCTGTATAAACTGCCGGAGGGCTGAGCTACCGCTCTCTACTCTGGCGAACGAGGCCCTGTCTTCATGTTTTCAAAAATTTCGGCAGGCAGGGCTTTGGTTTGTGTTGCCTTTTTATGCCCCAATGTGCTGTTTCCTGGCTGATTTCCCCGAAATTTCCTCTTATTTTCCTCTTGACTTCATACCATTAGACTCCTTTTCGATTTTTTGGCGCATGCCGCACCATCCAATTCCCGCCTGTACTTCCATCCGGGCGCGGGGCGATATGATTTCCTCCGGTGCTTGAATTTTCACGCTTACACGCATACTGCTCCCGGCATATCCCATCCCAGCGGTAGCTTCCATTTTTGCAGCCTTTACAAAGTAGGTCACCCCGTCATTGTGGGAGCGCAGGTTTTTATAATAGTTCAGCCTCTCCAGCACCCGGCGCTGCTTTTCTGGGTCGATGAGCTGAGTTGTGGTATTGATCCTCAGCCGGAAGTGATACGGTTCCCCGCCATACTCAAACCACTCCTCCAATCTGGTTCCCGGATAGATCGCGGAAATTGCCGTTACAACAGCGGCTTTTGTCCCCAGCGTCTTATGGACGCGCCAGCTATCCTTGAAAGTCCGGCGCTTTTCTTCCAGAGAATAGTCAGCGTCCCACCAGTCCACCTTGAAGTCATAGGCCAAAATATCAAGCAGCCGCTCGTCCAGCCGGTCGATGACCGGATAGATGCGCAGCTGCTCAATTTCCTCCGGGCGCCGGGCCAGCAGGTCAGCCATGGCCTCCGCCAGCGCCACCGCAGACGGGTCTTTTTGCAGGGCGGGCGGCAGCGTGGCCACAAGGTTTTCGCGGGTCAGGCCATGACTATTCATCCTCATAGCCCCCGTTCGTGATGGTGACAGTTCCGACCTTCGCCACCTGCGGCACTTTCTTGTCCCGCCCATCCCGCAGCGCGGTAAAGGCGGGGGTCGTCAGCTCAATCCGCTTGATGCCGGTATGATAGAGATATTCCCTCAACTCGTCCGGGTTGATGTCCCGGCCCAGCTTCCCACACTGCCACGCCTTATACTGCTCCACGGCCTCGTTGACTGCCGCCGCAACCTCCGCCGCGCTCTTGGTGCGCCCCGTCTGGAGGTAATAGGTGAAGTCGATGTCGTAGCTGACTACCTCCGCATCCTCCACAAAGACCTGGTCGGTCAGAGGGCGCACCTCGTCGGCACTGCAGGCGGCCAGCACCTCGCCCTTGACCTCCTCGGTGGCCAGCGTGCCGTCGTTCATCAGGACGTACAGCTTGACCACGCCAGGGGTCGGGGAGTTGGCGATCACGTCCGCGATTTCCGTGCTGACCTGCTTTGCCCAGTAGATGTAACCGCCCCGGGCTCCGGCGCAGCTGAATGCGTCCATGGATGCCCGCATCAGTTCGTAGTATTCATCATCATCCGGCACATTGGAGCCGCCGTCCGATTCCGTGGTGCTAACGCACTCCGAATAATAGTCGTAGACGTCCACAAGCGTGTTGATTTGACCGACGGCATATCCGTTGCCGATTGTTCCAGCAGCCCGGCAGCGCACAGGAAGTTCCACGGAGGTCTCCCCGATGGGGACGTAGGCGTCGGCCTCCGTTTCCCAGATCAGGGTGTTGGCGGGGTCTGTCACTCTCGTGCCGGCACGGATCAGAATAGCTGTGTCTTGGGCCTCCGAGATGGAGAACCTCACCTTGCACACGGCTGGCTTTGCCTCTGGCCTGCCTTTGATATGGGTCAGATCCGCCAGCGCATCCAGGTTCTCACCTTCGGCCCGGCTGGGGACGTTCTGATTTGCCGCATAGTTGGACAGTACCCGCTCCTGGATGATGATGTTGGCCATGTACTGGATGAACAGCCTTTCCGGGCTGGCGGGATGCACGGTGGTCTTGGTGATCTTCTCATAGAGCGCCGTCAGGAGAGCTACTACCTGCCCAGTGTCAGTTGGGATGAATTGATGTTCTGTGTTTCTACTCAAGATTGATTTCCACCTCCACTGTTGGAATCAGCACCCCTGGCTGGGCCGGGTCCTCTGAAAAAAAGACATTGAGCACGGTGGCCCGCGGCTCCCACCGCTGGATGGCCTCTCGCACCGGGGCAACCATTAGCACCTTCGCCACGGGGGTGGGTTTGTCCAGGAAAGACCAGTCAAGCCCGAAGTCCCGGTAGAGGGGCACGGTTCCCATGGGCGTGGAGAGGATCACCGCGATGTTCTGGAGAACTGCGTTTAACTCGTTCTTCTCATTGAACTGGATGGATTTCAGGTCAGTTGCGGAAACGGTGTAGCTCATAGCCTATCCTCCCAGATACTCCTGCAGGCTGACCGAAACGGTGGCCGTGTGAACGTCGCCGTTTATAAAATGGGCCTTTGCCTTCATCTCGTGCTTGATGATGTTCCAGCGGTATTTGCCGTAGCCCTTGGTGCCGATGGTCAGCGGCACCGCTCTCCCGCTGCGCTCGATGTTCCAGATCTTCACCACCTCCGTGATAGGGTCTACCCCCAGGTCAGAACACAGGGTGATGTCAAAGGTGATCTTATCCGGGTCCAGCCCAACGAACTCCGTGAGGGCGTGTGTCAGGTGACGCTCGTGGGTGGCGTACCGGGCGGAGCCTGACCAGCTCATATTGTCCAGGGTGCGCACCGTGGCCTCCGACACCTGAAAGATGATGTCGCCCAAACAGCCGATAACCATGCCGCGCCACCTCCTATTCCATCTGCTTGAGCTCGCCCAGGGCCCCAATCTCCCCCAGGATGTAGCCGTCCGTGTTGAAACCGGGAAGGTATATGCACAGCACCACGGCGTTGACCTTGGGCATCCAGGGCTTGATGATCAAATCGTGCTTGTGACTGGCAAAGGCCGGATCGCCGCTGCCGCCCGCCTCAAACTCCGTCCGCTGCGGTACGTCATAGTCCGGGATATAGGGGCGGTTGGCCAGGACGTAGAGCAGGCCGGAAGTCTGGCCCGTGTCCTCAAACTTCACCCGGGCCACCCGCTTATCTGGGTCAGCCACAGTGACCGTCCCAATACGAACCAGATGCTTCAGGATTTTTTCAACGTCCATCAATACCCCTCCAATACCCGCCGCAGCTTGATTTGCGTTGTGTAGCCGGATTTCCCGACCCTATGCACTGCCTGGGTGATGATGTACTTGCCGTCAAAAGCGCCCCAGCCTTTCAGC